ATGACTGAACTGCACGACCCCGACCCCACCCCGTTGGCTGCGGCACAGGCGCGCGTCAGCGAAATCAGCACCCTTTTCGCCCGCATCCGCGCCTTGCTGGATTACAGCCTGCGGATCACGGACGACCTCAGCGTCGATACCCCCCGCAATATCATCACCCGTATGGATCAACTGATCGCGGCGCATCTTAAGGTGCTCACCGCCGAGGAGGCTTTCAATGCTGCCCAAAACGCAAACCCCGGCGACATCGCCGACCTCGACAGCATCCGGGACGAGCTTGGGCGCAGGCTTGATCGCCTCCGCGCCAGCCTTGGCGCAGATGGCGTTTCTGAACAGCCTCAGTGAGGCCGAACTGCTGGCGCTGCCCTATCTGTTTTCGTTCTGGGCGATGCCGCATCAACTGCCGCCGCCCGGTGATTGGCGGACATGGGTGATCCTGGGGGGACGCGGCGCGGGCAAGACCCGCGCGGGTGCCGAATGGGTGCGCAGCATGGTGGCGGGGGCAGCGCGCCGGATCGCGCTGATCGGCGAGACCTTTGATCAGGCACGCGAGGTGATGGTGTTCGGCGACAGCGGGATCATGGCGGTCTGTCCACCGGATGCGCGGCCCAAATGGATCGCCAGCCGGCACATGCTGGTCTGGCCCAACGGCGCGCAGGCGACGCTGTTCTCCGCGCATGAACCCGAGGCCTTGCGCGGCCCGCAGTTCGATGCCGCCTGGGTGGATGAATTGGCCAAATGGCGCAAGGCGGCGGCGACATGGGACATGTTGCAATTCGGGCTGCGGCTGGGGGATCAGCCGCGCGTCTGCGTGACGACCACGCCGCGCCGTCAGGCGCTGCTGCGCAAATTGCTCGACCGGCCCAGTACGGTCGTCACGCATGCCCCCACCAGCGCCAATCGTACGAACCTCGCCGACAGCTTTCTGGCGGAAATGGCAGCGGAATATGCAGGCACGGCGCTGGGGCGGCAAGAGCTGGAAGGCGTGATGCTGGACGGTGTGGATGGCGCGCTGTGGGAGATGCGAAGGCTGGCCGCTTGTCAGGTGGCCGCAGCACCACCGCTGACGCGGGTCATCGTCGCGGTCGATCCGCCCACGACGGCCCATGCCGGATCGGATGCCTGCGGGATCATCGTCGCGGGCGTGGTGATGGACGGCCCCGTGCAGGACTGGCGCGCCTATGTGCTCGAGGATGCGAGTGTCCAAGGTGCCAGCCCCGACGCCTGGGCACGCGCCGCCATTGCCGCCGTGGCACGCCACGGCGCCGACAGGCTGGTCGCCGAGGTCAACCAAGGCGGCGACATGGTCGCCGCCGTGATCCGCCAGATCGACCCGCTGGTCCCGTTCCGTGCCGTCCATGCCAGCCGCGGCAAGGTGGCCCGCGCCGAACCTGTTGCGGCGTTATACGAACAAGGGCGGGTACGGCACCTGCGCGGCCTTGGCGATCTGGAGGACCAGATGTGCCAGATGACGCAGGCGGGCTATCAGGGCAAAGGCTCGCCTGACCGTGTCGATGCGCTGGTCTGGGCGATCCACGACCTGATGATCGGACCCGCGCAAAGCTGGCGCAACCCCCAGATCCGCGGGCTTTGACCGTCGCAGCCCTGCGGGCTGCTCGGGCGCGCCGCGCGGGAGTATTGTTGGAAATAAGAAGCCGGGGCCTGAAGATCGGGCGCCGGCTTTTTCTTTCGGCTTCTTTTTCTCCAAATACTCCCGCGCGGAGCGCTCCTGTCGGTGCCACCGTTCCAGGTGTTGCGCACTGGCGCGTACGGTGCCGTAACCGCATCCTCAGGCGCTTTGGCTACATTCCTCTCAACGCCGCAAGATATCGCTTCGAGGAGAAGACATGTTTGATTTCCTGAACCGCAAGCCGACCCCCGCGCCTGAAAGCAAAGCCTCGGCCACGGGGCGCGTTGTGGCGCTTCAGGGGGCGGGTCGTGTCGCCTGGTCGCCGCGCGATGTGGTGTCGCTGACGCGGACGGGCTTTCTGGGCAACCCGATCGGGTTCCGCGCCGTGCGCCTGATCGCGGAAGCGGCCGCCGCGATCCCGCTGGTCGTGCAGGATGACGAGCACCGCTATGACCGCCACCCGGTGCAGGCGCTGCTGGCGCGGCCCAATGCGGCGCAAGGCCGTGCGGAACTGCTGGAGGCCTTGTTCGGGCAGCTGCTGTTGACCGGCAATGGCTATCTGGAGGCCGTGGCGGTGGATAGCTTGCCTGCCGAAATCCATGTGCTGCGGTCTGACCGCATGGCGGTGATCCCCGGCCCTGACGGCTGGCCGATGGCCTATGAATACAACGTCGATGGCCGCAAGCACCGTTTTCCCGTCTCCGAAGATCACAACCCGATCTGCCATGTGAAAAGCTTTCATCCCCAGGACGACCATTACGGGTTTTCCGCGCTTCAGGCCTGCGCCGCCGCTATCGATGTGCATAACGCGGCCTCGCGCTGGTCGAAAGCGCTGCTTGACAATGCGGCACGGCCGTCGGGCGCGATCGTCTATCGTGGCGCGGACGGGCAATCCGCGCTGACCACCGACCAATATGACCGGCTGGTCAGCGAGATGGAAAGCCAGCATCAGGGCGCGCGCAATGCCGGGCGACCGATGCTGCTCGAAGGCGGCCTCGATTGGAAACCGATGGGGTTTTCGCCGTCCGACATGGAATTCCAGAAAACCAAGGAAGCCGCCGCGCGCGAGATCGCCATCGCCTTTGGCGTGCCGCCGATGTTGCTCGGCATTCCCGGCGATGCGACCTATGCCAATTACCAAGAGGCAAACCGCGCTTTCTACCGCCTGACCGTGCTGCCTTTGGCGACCCGTGTCGCCTCCGTCATCGCGGACTGGCTGTCGGATTTTTCGGGCGCGCGGATCGAGATCCGCCCCGACATCGACCAGATCGCCGCGCTGTCGCATGAGCGCGACAGTCTATGGGCGCGGGTGGGGGCTGCAACGTTCCTGACGGATGCGGAAAAACGCAGTCTGCTCGGGCTGCCCGCGCAGGAGGTCGGCCAGCATGGATGACAAGATCGTCGCCCTGCGCGGCCAGCCGCGCCCGCCGCCACCGCCGCCCGCGTCGGATTTCTGGTTCGCCCATGTCGATCTGCGACTGGGACGGATCGAATTCATCATCGCACGGCTCGAATGGCATATCTGGATCGTGGTCTGCGGCTGCGCGGGTCTTCTGGTCTTCGAGATCGTCAAGGCACTCAGCGGAGGGACATCATGACCTTGGAACATAAATTCTGCACAGGGCCGCAGGCCGTGACCGTCACCGACGGGCAGGTCATCAGCGGCTATGCCTCTTTGTTCGGGAAATCCGATCAGGGCGGCGATATCGTCGATGCCGGTGCCTACCGGATCAGCCTCGCCAAGGGGCGGCGGATCAAGATGCTTTGGCAGCACGACCCGTCGCAGCCCATCGGCGTCTGGGACGAGGTGGTCGAGGATGCACGCGGCCTCTGGGTCAAGGGCCGTCTGTTGACCGATATCGCCCGCGCACGAGAGGCGGCCAGCCTGATCGCGGCAGGCGCCATCGACGGGCTGTCGATCGGCTATCGCACCGTGCGCGCCCACAAGGATGAGGCAGGCGGCCGCCGCCTGTCGGAACTCGATCTGTGGGAAGTGTCGCTGGTCACCTTCCCGATGCTGCCCGATGCGCGTGTCGCCGCCAAGGCGGAGGCCCGCGGCGCAGGCGACCTGCACCGCCTTGCGCGCGCGTTTGAGGAGGCGCGCCGCCTGCTGCACCCGCTTTAACCACGGCCCCGAAGGAACACCCCATGACCAACCCCGTCCCCAAGGCCCGGATCGCAGATGATCTGTCCGCGCCTGACCTGACCGAAGCCATCGCCGGATTTCTGGCAGATTTCACCATTTTTACCAACGGCCTGCAGGCCAAACTTCAAAAACAGGATGACCGCATGAACAAGCTGGATCGCAAGACGATGATGACCGCCCGCAGCGCGCTGGCGACAGGTGCAGCACCCGAGGCACCGCATCAGAAAGCCTTTGCCGCCTATCTGCGGTCGGGCGATGATGACGCCCTGCGCGGGCTGGAGATGGACGGCAAGGCGATGTCATCCGTGATGGCCGCCGATGGTGGCTATCTGGTGGACCCGCAAACCGCCGATACGATCAAGGGGACCTTGTCCTCGACCGCATCCTTGCGGGCGGTGGCTACTGTCGTGACTGTAGATGCTACGTCCTATGACGTGCTGGTCGATCACACGGAGATGGGTGCGGGCTGGGCGACCGAGACCGGCAGCATGGCCGAAACCACCACGCCGCAGATCGACCGGATCAGCATTCCACTGCACGAACTGTCGGCCTTGCCCAAAGCGTCGCAGCGTCTGCTCGATGACAGTGCCTTTGACATCGAAGGTTGGCTGGCTGGCCGGATCGCGGATAAATTCGCCCGCTCCGAGGCGGGGGCATTCATCAACGGGGACGGTCTGGACAAGCCCAAGGGGATGCTGACCTATCCTCAGGTCGACAACGAGATCTGGGAATGGGGCAACCTTGGCTTTGTGACGACAGGCGTCGCGGGCGGCATCCAGTCGGGCGATCCGATTGTTGACCTCGTCTACGCGCTGGGGGCGGTCTATCGCGCCAATGGTACGTTTGTCATGAACTCCAAGACCGCAGGCACCATCCGCAAGCTGAAAGACAACGATGGCCGGTTCTTGTGGTCCGACGGTCTGGCTGCGGGCGAGCCTGCACGGCTGATGGGCTATCCGGTGCTGGTGGCGGAAGACATGCCCGACATCGCGGCGGGGGCGACCGCCATCGCCTTTGGTGATTTCGGCGCGGGCTATACCGTGGCCGAACGCCCCGACCTGCGCGTGCTGCGCGATCCGTTCTCGGCCAAGCCGCATGTGCTGTTCTACGCCACCAAGCGCGTGGGGGGTGCTGTCAGCGATTTCGCCGCGATCAAGCTTCTGAAATTCGCGGTCAGCTGATCCTGACCCGATAGGGCGCGCGCGGACCCTCGCGCGTTGCCCGGCCCCCGGATGCGGGCCTGTCCGGCCATGTCTAGCAGCCCCCCCTTCCGTCCGAGCATGGCCGGGCGGGTCTGTATCCGGGACAGCTGTGCCAAATGAATTTCGGAGCAAATCCATGATGTTAGTCGAAGAAAACCCGGTATCCGATGCGGTCTTGCCGGTGGCGCAGCTGAAAGAACATCTGCGCCTTGCCACGGGCTTTGCCGATGATGCCGATCAGGACGGGCTGTTGTTGCGCCACCTGCGCGCCGCCATGGCCGCGATCGAGGCACGGACCGCCAAAATCCTGATCGAGCGTGATTTCACGTGGACGCTACACGGCTGGCGCGATCCTGTGCGGCAGGTGCTTCCCGTGTCGCCGGTCAATGCCATCGTGCATGTGACCCAAGTGGCGCAGGACGGGGTCGAAACGGTGACCGACCCCGCCGGATGGTATCTGGTCGCGAACGGGCCGCGTCCTGCGCTGGTGGCCAAGGGGGGTCTTTTGCCCGGCGTTCCGCCGCATGGGTCGGTGCGGATCGGGCTGATGGCGGGGTTCGGGCCGGAATGGTCGGACCTGCCAGCCGATCTGGCACAGGCGAGCCTGATGCTGGCCGCGCATCATTTCGATTGCCGCCATGACATGGGCGCGGGGCACAGCACGGTGCCTGCGGCGATCATGGCGCTGCTCAATCCGTACCGCGTGGTGCGGCTGGGGGGGCGGGCATGAGCATCCCCCAGATGACCCGCGCGCTGGTGCTGGAACACCGCGTGCAGACCCCCGATGGTGCAGGCGGTTTCACCAGCGACTGGCAGCCTTTGGGCCGCGTCTGGGCCGCGATCAAACCCGGCACAGGACGCGAGACGGCGGCATTGTCCGCAAGCCTGAGCCGCGTGCCTTATCAGATCATCCTGCGTGCCGCCCCAGTGGGTGCACCGTCACGCCCGCAGCCGGGGCAACGGTTCCGCCAGGGGGCGCGGCTTTTTGCAATCGCTGCCGTGACCGAGGCCGACGAGAAGGGCCTTTACCTGACCTGCACCGCAACCGAGGAGGTGGCCACATGACTTATGCTGTCGCTGCCGCGCTGCAAACGGCGGTCTATACACGGCTCGCAGCCGACCCCGCGCTTGCCGCCCTTGTCGGGGCTGCGATCTATGACGCGGTGCCTGCGGGCACCCTGCCGCCGCTTTATGTCGTCATCGGCAACGAGGATGTGCGCGATGCCTCTGACAAGACCGGCAGTGGTGCCGATCACGCGCTGGCCATCAACGTGCTGAGCGAGGCGGCGGGTTTCGCCGGTGCCAAGGCCGCTGCTGGCGCAGTCTGCGATGCATTGTTGGACGCGCCGATGACGCTCACGCGCGGTACGCTCGTCAGCCTCAATTTCACCAAGGCCAAGGCTGCGCGCACGACCACCGGCAACATGCGGCAGATCACCCTGATTTTTCGCGCCCGCGTGGCCGACGACATCTAACCCCCGATAAAGGAGAGCCCCAATGGTGGCCCAGAACGGAAAAGACCTGCTGATCAAGATCGATATGACCGGCGACAGCCAGTTCGAAACGCTGGCGGGCCTGCGCGCGACGCGGATCAGCCTGAATGCCGAAACGGTGGATGTGACCAGCCTCGACAGCACAGGCGGCTGGCGCGAATTGCTGGGCGGGGCGGGGGTGAAAACTGCCGCGATCTCCGGCTCGGGCGTGTTCAAGGATGATGCGACGGACGAACGTGCGCGCCAGATCTTTTTCGGCGGGTTGATGCCCGATTTTCAGGTCATCATCCCCGGTTTCGGCACGCTGCAAGGCGCGTTCCAAATCACCGGCATCGACTATGCGGGCAGCCATAATGGCGAGGCGACCTACGAAGTCTCGCTCGCCTCCGCCGGGGCTTTGCAATTCGTGGCGCTGATCTGATGGCCAATCCTTTCGCGGGCGAGGTCGCGGTGACCATCGGTGACACCGTGATCGACGCCAAGCTGACGCTGGGCGCGCTGGCGGAGCTGGAATCGACCCTGCAAACGGGGTCGCTGGTCGATCTGGTGGCACGCTTCGAAGGCGGCGTCTTTTCCAGCCGCGACGTGATGGCCGTGATCGTGGCTGGCCTGCGCGGTGGGGGCTGGCGCGGTCAGGCGGCTGATTTGCTGGCAGTGGATTTCCCCGGCGGGCCTTTGGGGGCTGCAAAACTGGCTGCGACCCTGCTTGCGCGGGCGTTCGCGGTGCCGGAATGACAAACCTCGATTGGGCAGGGCTGATGCGCGCGGGGCTTTGCAGCTTGCGCCTGCCGCCTGCCACCTTCTGGGCGCTGACGCCGGCGGAACTGCAACTGATGCTGGGCGCGCAGGCGGGGCCTGCCCCCATGACGCGCGCGGGCCTTGATGCGCTGGCGCGCGCCTTTCCCGATGATCCGAAAGGGGATGATGATGAGCGACATTGACCGGCTTGACGCCTTTGACAGCGATATTTCCGCGCTGGAACGCAGCCTTGGCGATGTGTCCGCCGTGACAGCCGCCTTTGAGGCGCAATTGCGCGGCACGCAGACAGCGCTGACCGATACGACCCGCGATCTGGGCAATCTCGAACGGGGGTTTTCGAACGGATTGCGCCGCGCGCTGGATGGGCTGGTGCTGGATGGCAAAAGCCTGTCGGATGTGTTCGCAGGACTGGGTCGGTCGATGTCGGACACCGTCTATAACGCCGCGCTGAAACCCGTGACGGACCATTTCGGGGGGATGTTGGCGGGCGGGCTGAACAGCCTCGTGTCGGGCCTGATGCCCTTTGCGGATGGCGCGCCGTTTTCGCAAGGCCGCGTGATGCCGTTCGCCAAAGGCGGTGTCGTATCCAGCCCCACGTCGTTTCCGATGCGCGGCGGCACCGGCTTGATGGGCGAGGCGGGGCCAGAGGCGATCATGCCGCTGGCGCGCGGTGCCGACGGGCGGCTGGGTGTGCGCGGTGGCGGGGGTGCCGTCAGCGTCACGATGCATATCACCACGCCCGACGTGCAGGGATTCCAGCGCAGCCAGTCACAGATCGCGTCCCAGATGGCGCGCGCCATGCAGCGCAGCCAGCGCAACAGTTAGGAGCAGCCGGATGTTTCACGAGATCAGATTTCCCGCCAACCTGTCGTTTGGCGCCACCGGCGGGCCGGAACGGCGGACCGAGGTGGTGACGCTTGCCAATGGTTACGAGGAACGCAACACGCCTTGGGCGCATGCGCGCAGGCGTTATGATGCGGGGCTGGGGCTGAGCGCGCTGGATGATCTGGCGACGCTGATTGCGTTCTTCGAGGCGCGCCAGGGCCAGTTGATCGGCTTTCGCTGGAAGGATTGGTCGGATTTCAAATCCTGCCTGCCGTCGCAGGATACCGCAGGGCCGGACCAATTGATCGGCATCGGTGATGAGGTGACGCGCGATTTCCAGCTGTCCAAGACCTATCGGTCGGGCGAGACGACCTATATCCGCCCCATCACCAAACCCGTCGCAGGCTCGATCCGTGTCAGCCGTGGCGGTGATGCGATGGTGGCGGGGGTGGATTACACCGTGGATACGGTGACGGGCATCGTCAGCTTTACCGACGCGCCCGATATCGGGGCGGAAATCAGGGCAGGCTTCGAATTCGACGTGCCGGTGCGTTTTGCCACCGATACGATCCGCACGTCCATGTCGCGCTTTCAGGCCGGTGAAGCCCCCGACGTGCCGGTGATCGAGGTGCGGATATGACGACGCTTGCCGCACATCTGGCGGGAGGGGCGACGCAGACCTGCCATTGCTGGGCCGTCATGCGCGCCGATGGCATGACGCTGGGGTTCACCGACCACGACCTGCCGCTGACGTTTGAGGGCATTCGCTTTGCGCCGGAATCGGGCCTCTCGGCGCGGGCCTTGTCCAGCACAACGGGGCTGTCGGTCAACAACACCGACGCGCTGGGCGCTTTGTCGTCTGATGCGATCACGGAAAGCGACATCACCGCAGGCCGCTATGACGGGGCCGCTGTCCGGGTCTGGTTGGTGCGCTGGGATGACGTCACGCAGCGGGCGCTGAAATTTGCGGGCACCCTGGGCGAGATCACCCGCGCCAAGGGTGGCTTTCAGGCCGAATTGCGCGGGTTGACCGAGATGCTGAACCAGCCGCAGGGGCGCAGCTATCTGACACAATGTTCCGCCGTGCTGGGGGATACGCGCTGCCGGTTCGCGCTGGATGATCCGGCTTACCAGTTCAGCGCGCAGCCCGTGGCGGTGCAGGATAACCGCGTGTTCCGCTTTGTGGCGCAGGCCGTGTTCAACGATCGCTGGTTCGAGGCGGGGCAGCTGTCGGTCACGACCGGCCCCGCCGCTGGCCTGTCTGCCGTCATCAAATCTGACCGGCTGGTGAACGGGGGGCGCGAGATCACGCTGTGGGACCCGATCCGCGCGGGCGTGGGTGTGGCGGATATGCTGACCCTGACCGCAGGCTGCGATAAGGCGGCTGTGACCTGCCGCGTGAAATTCGCCAATCTGCTGAACTTTCAGGGCTTCCCCGATATTCCGGGCGATGACTGGCTGGTCGCCGTGCCACGCAGCGACAGCAACCTGACCGGCCAGAGCAGGCGCAACCCATGACGCCTCCTGTCGTACTCGCCGCACGGGACTGGATCGGCACGCCCTATATGCATCAGGCCGCAATAAAGGGCGTGGGCTGCGATTGTCTGGGGCTTTTGCGCGGGCTTTGGCGCGAATTGCACGGGGCAGAGCCGGAACCGGTCCCTGCCTACACCCCCGACTGGTCCGAACCGCAGGGGCAGGAACGGCTGTGGCAGGCGGCGCTCCGCCATATGCCGCCTGCGACGGGTCCGCTGGCGCAGGGCGACGTGCTGTTGTTCCGCATGCGTGCGGGCGGGGTGGCCAAACACCTCGGGCTGGTCTCGGCCATAGGCGAGGCCCCCGCGTTTGTCCACGCCTATAGCGGGCATGGCGTCGTCGAAAGCCCGCTCAGCGCCCCTTGGGCGCGCCGGATCGCGGCGCGTTTTCTTTTTACGCAAAGGATCATCTGA